ACATGAAAACTTTGGTCTTAGACGGCACCGCAATCAGCATTCAGGTGGCAATGTCCACCTCAGCGGCCACCACCAACCCGACATTTGTTGCAACCTATGCTGACAATGCGGGTTCCGGCATCACGGAAGGCGCAACAGATGGCGCGCTCAATGGCTCGACTGATGTGACAGTCGTTCCAGCCCCAACAGGGTCAAATCGCCGCGTCATTAAGGACATCACCATATACAACGGCGACTCTGCCGCTGTGACGGTGTTTGTCAAGTACGACAACAATGCTACACAGCGCACATTAGCTAAGGTTACTTTGGCTGTGGGCGACACTTGGACGACGGATGGCACGTTCGACACCAACGGCAATCTGAAGCAGTCGATGGGCACGGTCAGCTTGACTAGCCAAGTGACTGGCACGCTGCCAGTGGCCAATGGCGGTACAGGCGCGACAACGCTGACTGGCGTGTTGAAAGGCAATGGCACCTCGGCGTTCACCGCAGCTACTGCTGGAACCGACTATTTGGCTCCGCCTTCTGGCACGGCGATTTTGAAAGCAAACTCTGGCGGTGCGTTGGCCAACGCGACTGCTGGCACTGACTACGTTGCTCCCGGCGGCGCTTTGGGTACTCCCAGTTCTGGAACGCTAACTAACTGCACAGCTGACGGCACGAACTCTGTCGGTTACAGAAACATTCCGCAGTCTGGATCGGACAAGACAACTTCATATTCATTGGCCACGACAGATGTTGGCAAGTTTGTCGGCGTTGGTACCAGTGGGTCGATCACAATTCCGAACAGCACATTTGCTGCTGGTGATGTGATATCTCTGTTTAATAACACGACAGGCAACATTACCATTACTTGCTCGATCACCACGGCCTACATCGCCGGAACGAACACGGACAAGGACACGATGACGCTGGCAACCAGGGGTGTTGCGACGATCTTGTTTATCAGCGGCACAGTCTGCGTTGTCTCTGGCAACGTCAGTTAAGGGGCTGACATGAGTGGAATCATGGCAATGCTGTTGGGCAGAGCGTTAGCTGGCGGCTATACCGTTGTCCAGACGTTTACTGCATCCGGTACATGGACTGCGCCTAGTGGCGTGACAAGTGTTGATTACCTTGTCGTGGCTGGCGGTGGTGGTGGTGGTTTTGACGTTGGCGGCGGTGGTGGCGCAGGTGGGTTTCGCACTGGAACTGGACTTAGCGTCACCGCTGGTACAGATTACACAATTACTGTTGGATCTGGCGGGGCTGGAGATACTGCTGCTGGTGGAACTGGAACAAGTGGAAGTAATTCTGTTTTTTCTACTATTACTTCTGCTGGTGGAGGCGGTGGTGGGACATTAGGCTCTAGTGGTGCTGCTGGTGGTTCAGGAGGCGGTGGTGGCGGTGCTGGAACAGCAACTAGTGGAGGTGCTGGAAATACTCCTTCAACAAGTCCAAGCCAAGGCAATAATGGCGGATCAAATTCTGGCGGCCCTAATTATGGTGCTGGTGCTGGTGGTGGTGCTAGTTCCGTTGGAGGTAATAGTTCTACTACTGTTGCTGGGAATGGTGGATCTGGAACTGCATCAACTATATCAGGATCATCTGTAACTTACGCTGGTGGTGGAGGTGGAGGTGCAGTCGGCCCCGGTGGAGGCACTGCTGGAACTGGAGGTTCTGGCGGTGGTGGTAATGGTTCTGCTCCATCATCAACCGCTGGTAGCAATGGAACTGCTAACACTGGAGGCGGTGGCGGTGGTGGCGCTAACTCAGGTACTGGTGGAACTGGCGGCTCCGGCATCGTCATTCTGTCCTACACCGTAGCATCGCAGACCGTCTTTACCTTCAAGTCATCTACTAAGTGGGTTGCTCCTACTGGTGTGACTAGTGTTGATTATTTGGTAGTTGCTGGCGGCGGTGGTGGTGGTTCTGATCGTGGTGGTGGCGGCGGTGCTGGTGGTTTTAGAACCGGGACTTCATTGTCTGTTACCGCTGGAACGGAATACACAATTACCGTTGGCGGTGGAGGTGCTGGAGCGCCGGGAGTTCCTCTTGGTGGAGGGAATGGAACAAAAGGAACAAGCGGCGGGAACTCAACTTTCTCGACAATAACATCTGCTGGTGGAGGTGGTGGAGGTGGATGTGCTGCTGGAGCCGGCATTCGTGATGGTGTTGCTGGCGGTTCTGGTGGCGGCGGCTCACATTATTCAGGAGATGGAACTGGTGGGGCAGGAAACACTCCATCTACAAGCCCATCACAAGGCAATAGCGGTGGGAATGGTAACGAAACTGGCAATGCTGCTGGTGGTGGTGGTGGCGCTGGCGCTGTTGGATCGGCTGGATCATCTGCTGGTGCTGGAGGTAATGGAGGAAATGGAACTGCTTCGTCCATAAGCGGAAGTAGCGTTACTTATGCAGGTGGTGGCGGTGGTGGGCTATCTAGCGCACAACCGGGCGCTGCTGGTACAGGAGGTTCTGGCGGTGGAGGTAATGGAACTAAGAGTTCAACAAATGGTGGAAATGGGAGCGCCAATACTGGAGGCGGTGGAGGCGGCGGTGGATTAACCTTCAACACAAGTTCTGGTGGTGGTGGAACAGGCGGCTCCGGAATCGTCATCATCAAAATCAACCAATAATTATGGAAACTAAAATCTACAGACTTTTCGGCATAGATACGGCAATGCAATTGCTTCGTCCTAATGCTAAATGGGAAATTTCTAATGGTGTATTTACTCGTTGGGATGATCCTCGTCCATGCCCATCTATTGAAGAAGTCTATTGGGTAATGGATCAGATTAAAGAGTTTGAGGACAAGATTCCTACAATATGGCTTGATGAAGATTTGGCTAAATTAAAGTCTGAGGCTGAAGAATTTGAAAAGGCGGTCGCATGAATATGCACCACTTATTCCCTACTCCTATAGGTATGTTTGACCTAGACCGTGAACTTACAGATGAAGAATTGCTGTTTGTCCGTGGTCAGGAAACTAGACCTAACGATGGAAACACGACTAGCGTAAATAACTTTGTGCTGCGTGATTCAGTAATGACTTCGCTTCGAGGATGGATTGAGGATTGTGTAGCTGAATACTTTAAGGCAACAGTTAATCCTAAGCATGACGTTCATTTGCGGATAACTCAAAGCTGGTTTAATTATTCAGAACAAGGTCAGTGGCATCACAAACACGCTCATCCGAATAGTTTTATCTCAGGTGTGTTTTATCTAAATACTAACGCTGACGATAAGATTTACTTTTATCGTTCTGGCTGGCAGCAAATTAAGTTTCCACCTGAAGAATGGAATAGTTATAACTCTGAGTCATGGTGGTTTGAGGCTAAAGTTGGCAGATTGATTTTGTTTCCTTCGTCGCTTGAGCATAATGTTCCTAGTGTGCAAGGTGAGGAAACGAGGATAAGCATGTCGTTCAATACGTTCCCTGTTGGAATTGTTGGCGACGAACTAAGTTTGACCGGATTGAAACTGGAGGCTTAAAGTGGCTCATTTCTGTAGACTAGACGAAAACAACATTGTTCAGCAGGTTATAGTTGTTGATAACAAAGATTGCTCTGATGCCAATGGTGTTGAGAAAGAATATATTGGTGCTGCTTTCTGTGAGCGTCTGTTCGGTGGGACTTGGAAGCAGACCAGCTACAACGCTAATTTCCGCAAGCACTACGCTGGCATAGGTTATACCTATCGTTCAGACATAGATGCGTTTGTGCCTCCGCAGCCTTATCCTAGCTGGACACTAGACGGTGACGCTAATTGGCAACCACCTGTTGCTATGCCTACTGACGGACAGATGTATTCTTGGAACGAAGCTAATCAATCTTGGGACGCCATAAATGAGCCCTGAGCTACAGAAATACTATGAGGATCGCTTCACCATGATGGCCACCCAAGGCTGGCGCGATCTGCAAGACGATATCGAAAAGATAATAGAGACGCTTAACAACATTTCTGTTATTGACGGAGAAAAAGATTTACAATTTAAGAAGGGTGAGTTATCGATACTAACCTGGCTCAAGACGCTCAAGCAGGTCAGCGAGCAAGCTTACGAAGACTTACAAGATGAAAAGAATGTATGAATTTGTCTGCGAAAGCGGACAGCGCATCGAGCGGTTTACGTCTTATGAGGACAAGACCGTTAGTTGCAATTGCGGCAAGTTAGCCAGCCGCGTAATATCTGCAACGCCGTTTAGGTTGGAGGGGTGGTCGGGGCATTTCCCGACGGCTTTTCATCAGTTTGATAAAAAGCACCGCGACAAGCTAAAATCGGAGCAGAAGGCGAACAGATAAGCAGAAATGCCCTGTTCATGTTTAATCCTGGGAACCAAAAGATGGCAGGAAAAGGAAAATTGACATGCTGATTGATAGAGAACCGGAGACGCCTAGCGAGCTCGAAGCAGAAGAAGCGAAACTACCTGAACTTCAGGACACGACGAAAAATATCGTGCCAGAAGTCCCCGACCGATACAGAGGTAAATCGGTCGAAGACATCATAAAAATGCACCAGGAAGCCGAGAAAGTGATCGGCAGACAGGCGCAGGAAGTCGGGGAAGTGCGGAAACTGGCGGACGAGCTCATAAAGCAAAATCTCAGCGCCAAATCACAGCCTGTTGAGCAAAAAGAGCCTGAAGTAGACTTCTATGAAGATCCTCAGAAGGCGATTCAGCAGACCGTATCGCAACACCCTGACGTATTGGCTGCCAGACAAGCGGCGATGGAGTTAAAACGACTCCAAACGCAGCAGAAACTGGCGCAGGAACACCCCGACTATATGCAAATAGCGTCGGATCCTGACTTCCATGCGTGGGTTAAATCGTCTCCCATACGCTTGGAGTTGTACGCCAAGGCAGATGGCCAGTTCGATTTTGATTCGGGCAATGAATTGCTGTCTACCTATAAAGCTTTAAAGGGCGTCAAGACGCAGCAGGTGCAGACCGAACAAAAGGAAAAGCGCCAGCAGCAAATGAAGTCCGCACAAGTTGATACAGGTGGAACTGGAGAGACTTCAAAACGTGTCTACCGTAGGGCAGACCTGATTCGGCTAAAAATGACCGATCCGGCTCGCTACAATGCCCTGTCTGAAGAAATCATGCAGGCATATGCTGAGGGGCGGGTCAAGTAATTTACTTTTGACTTAAGGAGTTAGACATGGCAACCGCATTTAGCCCTGCAAATAGCGTTACTACCACTACAGCAGCAACCTTCATTCCAGAGATTTGGAGTGATGAAATTGTTGCGGCCTACAAGAAGAACCTCGTTCTGGCCAATCTGGTCATGAAGATGAACTTCCGTGGCAAGAAAGGCGACACCGTTCACGTTCCGTCCCCGACCCGTGGCGCTGCCTCGGCAAAAGGCGCAACCAACGCAGTTACGCTGATCGCTGCAACCGAGAACGAAGTGCAAATCGCTATCGATAAGCACTACGAGTACAGCCGTCTGATCGAAGACATCGTCGAGACTCAGGCTCTGAACTCGCTGCGTCAGTTCTACACCGACGACGCTGGTTACGCTTTGGCCAAGCAGGTTGATTCTGACCTGATCCAACTGGGCCGTGCATTCAATGGCGCCACCATCGGCACCAACGACTACGCAACCTCGGCCGCATCGACCAAAGCCTACATTGGCTCGGACGGTACCACTGCCTACAATAGCTCGACCTCAAACGCTGCTGCGCTGACGGATGCTGCTATCCGCCGCACCATCCAGCGTCTGGATGACAACGACACCCCGATGGACGGTCGTTTCTTCATCATCCCTCCGTCGTCGCGCAACACCCTGATGGGCCTGGCTCGCTACACTGAGCAAGCTTTCGTGGGTGACGGCAACGCCATTCGTAACGGAGAAATCGGCAATCTGTACGGCATCCCCGTGTTCGTTACCTCCAACGCCGACTTCGGCGCAGGTAACTCGGGTGCTGACCGTATCTGCCTGATGGGCCACCGTGACTCGATGGTGCTGGTTGAGCAGATGGGCGTTCGCTCGCAGACTCAGTACAAGCAGGAATACCTGGCCACCCTGTACACCGCAGACATGATCTACGGTGTGAAGGCCATGCGTACTGCTGCAACTGTCGGCGCAGCTACCTCGTCCTCGGCTTTTGCTCTGGCTGTCCCGGCCTAATTGAGCGCCCCGGCCTTTGGGCCGGGGGTTTCCAACTTAATTAGGAGAACATCATGGCAACTGCTACTTCCGTAACCGTCCGTGCTGGTAACGACCAGTTTCGCGGGCTGTTTTCTAATACTTGGCTGGTAAGAGCCACACTGGACGCCGGTTCATTGGTAGACGGTGCAGGCGAAACCGATGACGTAACCGTACCAGGCGTTGCCTTGGGCGATATGGTTATCGGTGCGTCTTTGGGTGTTGATTTGGTGGGGCTAACTGTTACTGGCTATGTCAGCGCAGCTAATACCGTTAAATTTCGCATCCAAAACGAATCTGGCTCTACTGTAGATTTGGCCTCCTCGACGCTACGCATCGTTGTAGCTCGTTCGCTGGCCTAATAATCAGGGGCTTTGGCCCCTGATTTTTCACCTGGAGTATTTATGCCTGCAACCTTTCGCTGCCTCTCCAGCGGTCAAACCGTCACTTTCACGCTCCAGCACGACATCGACAGCATGAAAGGCCACGCCGGTTACGTCCGAGTGGATGAGGAAGGAAACGAAGAGCCGCTGCATCAAGACGCTGTACGTACTGACACCGCATTCAGGGCGCCTATTCCGCAAAAACGTCCTGGTAGACCAAGGAAGCAAGGAAATGTCTGAGATTAATTTGCGCGAATTTGGCAAGCTTGAAGCCCAGGTTGAGGTACTTCAGACCGAGGTTCATGCTCTGCGCGAAGACGTCAAAAAGTTGCTGGCTATGGCCAACAAGTCCAAAGGCGGCTTGTGGGCAGGCATGGCCATCGTTTCGGCTTTGAGCAGTCTAGCCGCGTTTGTTCTAGACAGGACACTTCTAAAATGAAAGAAGGCCTTCTATCAGGCAAAATTTGTCCAATTGCAACGCAAGACGTTTCGGTCAATCTAAAAAACCGAAACCATGCGTTTAAAGAGTATGGGTACGGCCCACCCAACCCAGAAGAGGCCAACGACGCTTTTTGGCTTAAAAAAGCTAAGATGTACAACGCCCCAACAGATACCATCAAAGGTATGCGCTGTGGGAATTGTGCGGCTTTCATCCAGACGCCAGACATGATGCAGTGCATCAAATCTGGGCTTGAAAAAGATGAAGGCGAAGGCGAACTATCCTACGACGAGGCTTTTGTTAAAGCTGCTGACTTAGGCTATTGCGATCTGTTCCAGTTTACGTGCGCAGCCGCCCGCACCTGCGACGCTTGGAAGTCCGGCGGGCCTATTACTAAGGGGTAGACATGAAAAAAGCA